GTTTGCAAGGTTCGCACCCGCAGCATTAGAAAACCTTTGCCCGAAGGCACCCGCCTTAGCTCCGAGTTCAGCGCCGAGCGTTTGAGTTAGCATGTTGGGTGCGACGGCAGGGGCAAAAGTAGTAGCGGCGGCGGGGAGAGTCCCTTGGGTCATCGTGCTAAGCGCTTGAGCTGCAGTAGGGTTCATAGCGGCGGCAGTTTGAGCAGCCGTCTGAGCAGCAGGATATGCCGCCCCACTCATGGTGTTGGCGATAGCATTACCCGCAGCTGTACCCGAGCTGATAGTTGGCACACCCGCACCCACACCCTGCGTCATCGTGTTGAGAGCAGCGGAGGGGGTAGCACCCACCGCACCAGCGCTTGCACCGATCCCAAGACCACCAGCCAGCGAAGCGCCACCGAACGCGCCAAGGCCAGCCATCAGACCTTGTTTCAGGTCGCCTGTGACTGCTGTGGTACCTAGACCCGTGATGCCTGCAGCCATGAGAGGGCCGACGCCGGGGATGAAGCTCAGACCCACGCCGAGGAGCGTAGGCAAGATACTCTCAAGGAAGCCCGCCTCAGGGAGGCCTGTGTCAGGATTGATCGTCAAAGAGCCGCCATGGGCTCGCGCTAGGGCCTGCAGGCCACCAACCTCACCGGGGGTCATGTGGACGAGCTGAGTATCGTTGTTACGCCCGAAGTTCTGTAGCTGTTGCGCCATAGGCGACACAGCATTTGCCATGGGGGCATCCGGGTTGGATTTGTTACCATAAGCCATGGTATTAGGGTTAGGAGACCCAAAGGTGGCCGCGTTTGGATTACCATTCATAGCGAACGATCCTTAGGGTGAGAATTATACCGACGTTATAGTTTGCCAAGCGCTACCAGAATAGACACAAAGTTTGCCTAATGTCGTGTCGAAAACCACCCAACCCGCAGCGGGGGTAAGCGCGGTCTTCTCCACGGTCGTTACGTTCTTAGTCGCGAGTATACCATTGAACGTGTCCGCCGTGTACTTCTGTGCATTGTTAGGGGTACGGGAGTCCAACTGAGAGAAATAGGCCTCGATCACGCGGATGAGCTGCCGCACGTACTGGGGGTCATAGTCCAGCGGCGGATTGGGTAGGGGTGAGGCACGGAACCTATCGAGGGCCACTAGCGGCGACCATCTTGTTTGATGTCAAGTCGTGGTGTACCGACCTGCCACTGCGTCCCAAGGTTCTCAGACTGGATTTTAAAGGCCATCTGACGCGCACGGGTGCGCATGAAGACTTGATTGGTGTACTCGTCGACGTTGGCCGAGTTACCGACTACGGAGCTAGTCTCGGTCATATTCGAGTTATAGCTCTGGCCGGGGAAGTTCCGTGGGTAGATCGTGACCGTAGCAGTGGGTGAAGTGCCCCCAGTAGAACCATTAAAATTCACGTCTGGGATCAGGCGGTTGGACAGCATGAAGTTGTCGCCATCACCGATGTCGAAGTCGTTGGACAAAATAAAGGCTTCCATCGGTGCGCCGTCGTCGTCCACACCATTTTCATGGAAGTATATATAACCCTGTGCTGCACCTTCATTGGTATCAGCAGCAAGGGGGAACTGCTGCAAAGCGGAGTCTAACCAAGCTGTGCGCTCTATATCGCCATAGTACCAAATGCGATCAAGGTGATTGTAGACGACGTACTTATTGTTCCAGTTGGAGTCGGCGCTGGGGTAGAACCACCAAATTTCATTCCACTGCTCGTTGGTGCCGCATACGATCTGCCCATACTGGTTAAAGTTCAGGTTCTCGAACACGTGGTTTCGCAGCGAGCAAGCGAGCGTCTCCACGCGGCCCGTATAGGCGTAGAACTTGCCGTTACCCATCCAGTAGGTAATGTTGGCAGCCGAGCTACAGGCCCGAGGCGAGATGATGGAGATGTTGTCCGCGTACTCCTGCAGACCAAACACGTCAGTCGTGCCAAGGAACTGCAAGGTGAAGAGGTGCGTGTCTGTGAAGACAAGGATTTCCTGACGTGTGGCCAGCGCCCGCACGATGCGCGAACCTCGAGAGACCCGGATAAAGCCTGCAGAGTTAGTCACAGCAGGTGTCCACTCTCCCGGCGAGCCTTGGCTGCACCAACGGATAAGCAGAGGGTCAAAGTCGTTAGGGTCAACGCTACCGAAGGGCACCGCGCCAAAGGCAAGAACGTGGCGGTCCTGCTGCGAAACGAGCACCTGTGTGACCTTCACGGGTACCGCAGAGCTTGGATATCCTTCACTCGTTGCATAGGCAGCGAGGGTAATGGCGCGGGTAGCCAAGGACGTAGCGGGGTCCACCAGCACGCCTCGAACCCAGTAGTAAGGCACACCGTCGCGGATATTCATCACAAGGTCGTTGTCGAAGTTATCAAAAAACCAGTCCCGCTGCAGAGTAGCGTACGGCGCAGCGGCACCGGACCCCCAAGTCCTTCGACCCCAAGTACCCACACCCCAGCCATAGCCTTGTACAGAGACCGTGTTGCCGGGGGCGATTTCGAAGTCAATAAAGATAGCCGTGCCACCACCAGCGGCTACAGAGGATGTAGCGGCTGTAGCCACAACAAAAGAGAGCGATGTGCTGCCTACCGCTGTAACGATCTGATTAGCATTGATATCGCTATTAGGGATGCCGCCCACCGTGCCTGTCACGCCCCGCACAGTCACAAAGGACCCCACAACGCAGTTGGGGTTGGTAGCAGACCCTAGGTTCAGGGTTACCGTAGTTGAGCCATTAATCGTCTGGACGCAGTTATCGGTGATCGTGGAGCTCAGGGTAGGGTCTGTGGCTCGCAGCGGGGTGACATCATAGAACTCCCCACCCGCGTTGATGTAGAGCTTGTTGTCGGTTCCTAGGGCTAGGAAGTTATCTGCATAGGTCGTTACCCAATTCCAGAACTGGCGGCACACGCCATAAAACGACGTAGGGGCAGCTTTGGCCCAGCCCCCGATCTTTTGAGGGTACCCAGAAAGGAACCGAATACGGTTGCCGTCCCACCAACCACCCTCATTGGAGTAGTTGGTCTGGTCACGGTTCATACCCGGTTTGAACTGCAGCTTGATAAAAGCCATACCAGCGGTACCTTACGGAGCAGTGGGTGCCGGATCACCAGCAAGGATTTGCGCAGCGCGTTCAGGCGTGATGACGCCCTCTGTGGCTAGCATGTTAACCCCATTGATAACAGCCGTATCCGTCAGTTGCAAAGTCACAACCGCATCGATCATGTAATAATAGTAAGCCACCGACTCGTTGGTCACAGCCGCGTTTTGGACCGCAATGATCTCTTCCGGGGTAAACAGGAACAGGAACTGGAGGCGGGTGTATTCGGGCGCAGGAGGAGGCACAGGCTCAGGAGGAGGCGGTGCAGGAGGGCGCTCAGACAGGATCACCCAGCCGTCAGACTGAAGCTGCGCGACCTCTGTGCCCGTCAGAGCCGGAGGGACCAAGGGCGTTGAGTTAGGCGGGATCGGCCCATAAGGGTCAAACTCCACGGGGTTGGTGTAGATGGCTTGGCTGTCGTAGGCGTAATAGGTGAGCATGTTATGTCGCCTTTATGTAAGCGGTGGTGCCGGTGATGGTCTGTACGTTGGGGAGGACGAAGGACGTGGCGTTGACGGCGAAGGCAATGCTGGCTGCGGCGGTGCTGCTTTGAGCCACCGCAACAAAAACGCTACTACCAAAAGTTACAAATTCCCAAGCTGACGAGGATGGCAGTGTCCTAGCCGTCCAAGTAATGCCGTCAGGGGAGCTAGCCCCATTTGTAGACGGGCCGTTTGCCACAGCAAAAAAAGCGTTGTTACCATAGGTGACTGATTGCCAAGTTGCTGAAGTCGGCAGCGTTCTAGCCGTCCAATCAATCCCATTGGTAGAGGTGGCGGCAGTAGTAGACGGCCCCGTAGCCACAGCAACAAAAACACCGTTGCCGAAGGTAACGGCTGTCCATTGCGCTGAAGACGGCAGAGTTCTTGCTGTCCATGTGATGCCATCGGGTGAGGTGGCTGCAATGGTAGACGGCCCTGCGGCTACCGCCACAAAGACACCGTTGCCGAAGGTGACTGACAGCCAAGTTGACGCAGACGGAAGCGTCCCCGCAGTCCAATTAATGCCATCGGGTGAGGAGGCAGCGGCTGTAGAGCCATTTGCCACCGCAACAAAAAGCCCATTGCCAAAGGTAACATGACGCCAATTTACCGACGATGGCATCGTTCTTGAGGTCCAAGTGATCCCGTCGGGGGAGGTTGCCGCTACAGTTGTAGGCCCCCCGGCAATGGCGACAAACACCCCATTACCAAAGGTAACTGAGGACCAACTTCGCGAAGATGGAAGCGTCCTAGCGGTCCATGTAATGCCATCGGGGGAGGTGGCTGCTACGGTTGAAGGATTTCCGGCAATTACAACAAAAACGCCATTACCAAAATCACCGCCGGTCCAACTTGACGAAGACGGCAAAGTCCTAGCCGTCGCCGCATACGTCACAGGCGTAATCACCGGCACAATCAAAGCCCCCAGCTCCGTATAGCTAGAAACCAGATAGCTGCTCGTGTAGCTATCTAAGGGTAGGTACGACGGAGCCGACAGGGCATAGAGCGAGTAGGTGTAGTCCCCGACATTCAGGCCGGTGGTGCCGAAGTTGACCGTGTTTGCGATGTTACTAGCCATTAGGTCGCCTTAACATATGCAGTGGTGCCAGCCTTGGGCGCTACGACGGGGAGGACGAAGGACGTGGCGTTGACGGCGTAGTCGATTGTGGCGGCGGCTGTAGAGGTAGCCCCAACAACGGCCACAAACTTCCCCCCACCGAAAGTTAAACCCCTCCAATTTGACGACGACGGAAGCGTTCGCGCTGTCCATGTGATGCCGTCAGGAGAGGTAGCGGCAGAAGTTCCGTTGTTTACGACAATTAAGAAACTATTGTTTCCATAGGTAGCATAAGTCCAGTTTGCCGACGAGGGTAAGGTTCTCGTTGTCCAATCAATTCCGTTGGTAGACGTTGCGGCAATGGTGCCACCGTTAGCGATGGCAACAAAAACGCCATTGCCAAAAGCAATAGATTGCCAAGTGGTGCTTGTTGGCATTGTTCTGGCTGTCCATGTAATGCCATCTGGAGATGTAGCTGCGGTAGTTGTGCTAGTGGCTATGGCAACAAACACACCGTTTCCGTAGACAACGTCAATCCAACCCACTGCCGATGGCATTGTTCTGGAAGTCCAAGTGATGCCGTCAGGAGATGTTGACGCGGTAGTCGAACTATCCGCTATTGCAACAAAAACGCCATTACCGAAGGTAACAGCAATCCAAAACGTCGAGGCCGAAATAGTTCTTGCTGTCCAAGTGATGCCATCGGGCGATGTCGCGGCGGCTGTGGAGCTATACGCAACCGCCACAAATACCCCGTTGCCAAAAGTAACGTCATACCATTGAGAAGAAGAAGGCATCGTGCGCTGCGTCCAAGTGATGCCATCAGGGGACGAAGCGGCGACAGTGGATGGTCCGGTGGCCACCGTAACAAAAACACCATTGCCATAGGCAGCACCCTGCCACTGTTGCGACGAAGGCAAAGTCCTAGCCGTCGCCGCATAGGTCACGGGCGTCAGCACAGGCACAATCAGCGCCCCCAGCGCCGGGTAAGACGACACGAGGTAAGACGCCGTGTAGCTATTGAGAGGCAGATATGACGGCGATGGCATGGCGTACTGAGAGTACATCCAGTCGCCCACGGACTGTGTGGTGGCCCCGAAGTTGACAAGCGATGATGCGTTTACGGCCATGCTCAAGTTGCCTTAACGTATGCAGTGGTGCCGGTGACGGGGGAGATTACGGGGAGAACAAAGTCGGTGGCGTTGACGGCAAAGGCAATGCTGGCTGCGGCAGTGGTGCTTTCAGCTATTGCTACAAAAACGCTACCCCCAAGGGCGACTGAAACCCAAGTTGACGAGGACGGTAAAGTTCTAGCCGTCCAAGTTATACCGTCAGGAGAGGTGGCGGCAGTAGTAGATGGCCCTGCGGCCACTGCCAAAAAGGAATTGTTGCCATAGGTGACCGAGGTCCAAGATGACGAAGAAGGTAGCGTTCTAGCTGTCCAGTCGATGCCGTTTGTAGAGGTGGCAGCAATAGTAGACGGCCCTCCGGCCACTGCAACAAAAACACCGTTACCAAAGGTAACTGAACGCCAACTTGACGAAGAAGGTAGCGTTCCAGCGGTCCAATTAAGGCCGTTCGAAGAGGTAGCGGCGGTGGTTCCCGATGAGATGACCGCTACAAAGACGCCGTTTCCAAAAGTGATTGAACGCCAAGACGTTGAAGACGGCAGTGTTCCAGCCGTCCAAGTTATACCATCGGGTGAAGAGGCTACGCCCGCAACGCCGGAATTGGAGGCTATTGCAACAAAAACGCCATTACCAAAGGTGACTGAACGCCAATCTGCCGAAGACGGTAGTGTTCTTGCGGTCCAAGTTATACCGTCAGGGGAGGTGGCGGCAGCAGTAGAAGCAACACCAGAAACCGCAACAAAAACACCGTTGGCAAAAGTGACTGCACGCCAAACTTGAGAAGATGGCAGAGTTCTTGCGGTCCACGTTACGCCGTCTGAAGAAGTTGCTGCGGTAGTAGACGGCCCTTCAGCCACGGCTACAAAAACACTATTGCCATAGGCAACTGAGGTCCACACTGCTGAAGACGGCAAAGTCCGCGCCGTAGCTGCATAAGTCACCGGAGTGATCACCGGCACCACCAGCGCACCCAGCGCCGTATAGGTCGATACCAAATACCGATTGACGTAGCTATCCGCAGGCAAAAAGCTAGGAGCTGACCGGGTTCCAATCGCGTAGATGAACTCTCCCACGGCTGGGCCTGTGGTGCCGAAGTTGACGAGGCTCGATGCGTTGGTGGCCATGATCAGGTCGCCTTAACGTAGGCCGTGGTGCCGAAGCGAGCAGGCACGACGGGGAGCACGAAGGTGGTGGCGGTTACGGCGTAGTCGATTGTGGCAGCGTTAGTGTTTGTCGGGGTGTTTTCAACTATGACAAACTTCCCTGCGCCAGAAGCGACCGCAATCCACTGCGCGGTGGACGGCACCGATCTTAGCGTCCAAGTGACGCCGTCTGGTGATGTCGAGGCATCGCTGTTGCTTATCGCCAAAAAAGAGTTGTTGCCATAAGCTACGGCGTTCTTTGCCGCGCCAACATTTGTCCTAGCCGTCCAATCATATCCATTGGTGGACGAAGACGCCGCAGTTCCAGTATCGGCCACTGCCGAAAACACGCCGTTCCCAAAAGCAACCCCACTCCACGTGTTGCTTGCAATCGTTCCGGATGTCCAAGTAATGCCGTCAGCCGAGACAGCCGAATTGGTGTTGTTGTATGACAGCGTAACGAAGACCCCGTTGCCGTAAGCGATTGACTGCCAGTTTCTTGACAGCGGTAGTGTGCGGGCGGTCCAAGTGATGCCGTCAGGGCTAGACGCAGCCGCAGTTGAGGGGCCACGCGCTACGGCAACAAACAAGCCGTTGCCGTAAGTCACTGCCGCCCACTGCACCGAAGTGGGCAAAGTTCTAGCGGTCCAAGTGATGCCGTCAGTGGATGTGGCCGCGACAGTGGATGCTGCCCCAGAACCGCCTACGGCGACGAACACTCCATTTCCAAAAGTCACGGCAGACCAAGTTGCCGCCGATGGCAGGGTTCTGGCTGTCCAAGTAATGCCGTCTGTGGACGAAGCGGCTGACGTTGTGGAGGTGGCAATCGCCACAAAAACGCCATTGCCAAAAGCAACGGATCGCCAAACCTGAGAGCTAGGCAAAGTTCGAGCCGTAGCCGCATAA